GCCGCGAAGGTGTTGAAGGTGAATTTTCTCAAATCGGTGCTGAAGAGTTCCAGCGTTCTGGTGTAAGCGTAAGCGCTCACTCTGTAAAAATCCCTTCTGAAGTTTTCAAACGTGATATGACTGCTACCGGTGGTTCTGCTGGTTCTGAAGGTGGTGTAAACGTTCAAACTTCTGTTGGTTCAATTATCGATGTGTTGTTACCTCGCACCGTATTGCGCGGTTTGGGTGTTCAGCAATTGAGCGGATTGGTTGGTAACTTGGATATGCCAACAGCTTCAACTGTACCTTCTGCAGGTTGGAATACTGAAAACGGTTCAGCTTCTGAAAAGAGCCCTGCATTCAGCAAAATCACTTTCAGCCCTAAGCGTTTGGCCGCTTACATTCAGGTATCAAACCAGTTAATGTTGCAATCTAGCAACTCAATCGACGCTTACGTGCGTAACTGGTTGTTGAATGCAATGGCTCAATCTTTGGAAACTGCTGCTATCAAAGGTGGTGGATCTAACGAGCCTACTGGTATCATTGCCAATAGCAACGTAAACGTAACTTTCGCAGGTGGCGCATCTTCAAACAGTACTAACGCTAACGGAATCGCTCCAGTATGGGCTGACGTTGTTAACTTGATGAAAGCTGTAGAAAACGCTAACGGCGAGGGTGTTGCTTACTTGACTAACCCTAAAGTAAAAGCCGCTTTGCAAACTATCCCACGCCAAGCTTCTGGTGTAGAAGGTAACTTCATTTGGGCTAGCGGTGGCGCCGAGTTGAACGGTTACAATGTAGCCACTTCAACTTTGGTACCTTCTAACTTGTCTAAAGGTAACTCTAGCGCTTTGTCTGCTATGATTTTCGGTGACTTCTCCAAGCTCGCTTTGGCTTCATGGGGCGGCGGCATGGAATTAGTGGTAGATCCTTTCAGTGGAGCTACTGCTGGCTTGACCAACGTTATCCTTAACTCTTACATGGATGTAAACTTGTTGCAGCCTACTGCCTTCGCAGTTTGTAAGGACATCGTAGCCTAATGAATTGACCGCTTGGGGTCATTAAAGTACCAAGTGCCGGGGGTGATCTTGACTGCATCGCCCCTGGGCCAATATGAAAGTGAGATTTACAGCAAACCCTACAGGGCAATTTAATTTAAGTTACAACGTAGGTGAAGAAGTAATAATGGAAACCAAGCAGGCCATGCTCTTAATTGAGGCGGGCGTTGCTGAAGAGATTGCAGTATTGACACCAGCCAAGCCTAGCAAAAAGGCAAAGCCAGTAAACCCTGAAACCGAACTAGACGCCGAATAAAATGTTTGTCAGCCGTAGATATACCGCCTTCGCAAATGCCGCTACTGATTACCTCAGTTTGGCAGATGCAAAAACCCATTTAAGGGTTACAAGTTCCTCGGATGATACTTACATTTCGGGGCTTATCTCTATGGCAATTGATGCCTGCAGTAATTATTTGGGCTACTCGATTCGCAAAGGGACGGCAAAGTATGGGTTTGACTCATTTACAGGGCAGCCCGCGCTCGTGAATCCCGTGAATGGTCTTAATATACCTTCGGGCAATTATCTGCGTTTAAACACGCGTTGTTTGGCTATTAACTCCGTGAGCTATGTGAACGACTCGCAGGCAGTTGTTGCTTTTGATTCTGCCGATTGGTTGGCTTCACCTGATCCGATGGGTGGGTATAGCAGAAATATCTTTTTTGAAAATACGCCATCCTCTATAACGGATGATGTTATTAAATACATTGTTGAAATCTCCGAGGGATTTAATCCTGTCGGCACTTCTTCTGTTGATCCTGACACCATCCTACCCGCCACGATTAAACACGCGGCGCTGCTGTTGGTTGCTCAGTACTACGATAACAGGCAGGCCATCATTGCGGGGAGTATTAACAGCGAAATGAATTTCGGCTTTCACTACCTACTCGATCCGTACAAAATCCAAATCATGATCTAATGAATGCGGGGTTAATGGACGTTTTGGTAAGTCTGCAAAGTTACACCGAAACAATAGATAGCAACACAGGCGAAAAGCTACAAACGTGGACGGAATATGCAACCGCATGGGCGCAGCGTGTTGAGCAGGAAAGTGGTGCCGAGAATGTAAACGCAGACAGGCGCGAGCATAAGCAGATTGTGATGTATACCATTCGTTTCAATTCGGCCGTAGGCGTTAAGCACAGGGTGGTTGATGACAACGGAGCGCATAACATTGTTAACATAGCAAACCTGCAGCGGAATCTATATTTGAAACTACAAACTGAATTAACGCAATAATGGCAAACAAACGCGAGACAAAAATGGACGGCCTTGCTGAAATACTTTCAGCACTAGAAAAAATGGGCGTTGATGTCAAGTCTGAAAAATTGCAGAACATGATAAAAAAAGAGTCTCAGTGCATTATTGATACGGCTAAAAGTTTAGCGCCTGCCGATACAGGCAACATGCGAAACTCAATCGGCTTTATTACAAAGATGGATAAAGATAACAGAGAGCGCGTTTTGATTGGTTTAAATGGCAATTATTACAACCATTATTTGGGCGTGATGTTTGAGTATGGAACTGTTGCTCGTATACAAGAAAGTACTGGAAGGTACACGGGGCAACTTGGAACACAACGCGCATTTATGCGGCCCGCAATGGATCAAAATAGAAATCGTGTAATCGAAGGTATTAAAAAAGGCGTTGATCAAATCATCGCCGATTTAGCAAAGAAAAATAATCTAATATACAAATAACCATGGCAATCTCTGGACCAGTAAACGGCACGCTGATAAGCATCTATAAAGATGTTAGCGGAACCTTGACCAAAATCGCAAACGCGACATCTCATTCAATCGACATTTCTAAAGATATGATCGACGTTACTAACAAAGACAGCGCAGGCGCCAAAGAATTTATTGCGGGCGAGTATGGCTACACTTTGAACGTTGAAGGTATTTTTGAAGAAGATGCATCTGTGAGCACAAGCGGTTTGTCTTTTAAAGATCTTTTGACCGATTTGTTAGCGGGTACTTCTGTTACAATTGTAATGACTACCAACAGCACAGGAGATCAAAAATTAACAGGCGGCGCTTTCTTCAGCAGCTTGTCTTTGAGCGCACCTAACAACGACAAAGCAACCTTCACAGGAACTTTGCAAGGTACAGGCGCTTTGACTATTGGCACCGTTTCATAATTTATTTGTTATCTTTGTGGCATGAGCCACATTACAATCGGGGGTGTTCAGCACCCCCTTTTATTTAACATGAACAGCCTGCGCAACGTTATGCAGTTGGCTGGAATGGAAAATTTCGCAGATCTAAACCTGCAAAAAGACCTTGCCAAATCTATGGACTTCGCACTAAGTTGCGCGTTCTATGGGATTCTGGAAGGCTACGAAGCCGACGGCAAAAAAACGCCATATCCCACCATCCAAAAGTTGGGTGCATCGGTTAAAAGATTTACAGAGTTGAGCCCTGCATTGGACGGATTTACGCAGGCCGTTAGTGATTTTTTTAGTACTGACGAGCCAGAGGGAAAGTAAAAGCCAAGGGCGACGGCGCACCGCTAACTTGGCGCAAGATTGAGCGCATCAGTTACGGCGAATTGAATCTAACTGAGCGAGAGTTTTGGAAATGCTCGCCACGTTTTTGGCGTTTGAAATTGGAGGGGATGCGTGAGGCGCAGCAACAGCAGTACAGAAACCAATGGGAAATAACTCGCTGGGCAGTTGCTACAGGCATGGCGCCACACTTAAAGAAACCCATTGAGCCGAAAAGGCTGTTAACATTTCCATGGGAAGAGCCCGAGTTTTTGTCCATTCACGAAGCCGTTAGGTTATATTCGCATGTCTTTGATAAGTTAACCCCAGACGCCAAGGCATGAGCGCACCCATAAAAATAGTATATAACATTTTAAGCAATGCGTCAGACCTTACGGCGTTGGTTTCCACTCGCTTAAATCCTTTGCGGATTCCGCAAGAGTCTGCATTTCCTGCAATCGCTTATAATTTAGTTAGCGTAATTGCAAGCCCTACCAATACAAGCCACTCACGCACAGACTTTGCAAGGGTGCAAGTTAGTAGTTTTGGCGCCACGTTTGCCGATGCGATGGACACTGCCGCACAGGTTCGGGCCGCATTCGAATCCGCTACCTTTCCAGATACTTTTAATGGGGTATACTGCCAGGCGATTGAGTTCGATGGCGAGGTGCATTTGGTTGAGGATGAGGCAGGATTTGCGGGAATTTATCACGTTGCTCAAGACTTTATAATTAATTACATTTATGCCGCGCCAGTGCCATCTGGTGCTAGTTATTTGTTGCTCGAAGATGGCGCTTATTTATTGCAAGAAGATAGTTATAAAATAGAATTGTAAGCATGGCAAGGTCGTTAAATATAGTAATTGGCGCAAACATTGAAAAGCTCAGACAGGGCTTTAATGATGCGATATCAGTAATTAAAAAGGCGGGCGGTGAAATGTCTGCCG